TGTTGTTGGAGTGTATTAGCTGACCATTAATATAGGCTCTCCAATCATTTGTCGTGCTGACAACGGAATACAAACTCCACGCATTTGCAATATTTATTGAAGTAGTAAGTGGCCCTTTTCTGTTTTCCGTGGCAAAAGAATCATAAACAGAGCAATTCTGGCCGTAAGGATAGTGACCTCCCTCTCCAGTAGTTCCAAAATTTCCAAAAATAGGGCCGTTAGCATCTGAAAAATTACAAACATTATCCACATAAAGAACAGCAAACGCTGTTGTACCTGTAGCACCCATAATTGATGGCCTATTTCCTAAGTTAAAAGCCCTGTTTACTATGTCATATCCGTCTCCGTTATCCTCAAAACTTGATATTTTAATAGCTGGTTTGCCATTTTTTTGATCACTTTCTAAAATAGGATTATTAATACCAGTAGCATTAAATCCATTTGAACTTTGATCTACCCATGAGGTCACCTTATCTGTGTTGGCGTTTGAAGTTGTAACCACACCTGTTGGGACTCCTCCTGTTGGATATATTGTACCAGAACCTACTGGAGAACCAGTTCCAGGGCTAACAATAGTAAATGAACCAATCCCCCAATTTGAGCCAGTAGCGACCTTATTAGTAATTTGCTCGGTGCCCGATACATTAATACTAAATAGATTACAAGTGCCATTTTGGTAAACTATTAAAACACCCCCATTTCCAGTAGTCGGGTAATTTGAGCTATAACTATACCATTGTGTAGCTCCTTCGTCAACACTTCCCTCAAATGTATTATAAGTTTGATTCGCTATTGCTGACGCTCCAGTTAATCCAGAAATTGTAATTGATACTGGTCTTTTTCCGTCTCCAGCAGACCAAGTTGTTCCGTTGGAAGAAGTAAAATCATAGTAAGTTGGGCCACCATTAACGAAATTGTTTACATTATATAATCTATATACTGGCGATAAATTTGGTCTTACTTGGATTCTATTATTATTAGGCCCATCTAATGTATAATCGTTGTTTAGTGCAGGTATTGAAGAAGGGGAGTAGTTACCATTAATTGTGGTTTGCCCTGCACTACTCAAAGCTATATTGGATTTATATGAATAAGATTCAGTCTGAACACCAGCATCGGCCTTGAGCCAGAGGGATATGGCATCAGTAGGCATGGCAGTAACCGAAGAACCGCTTACATAATTAGACCCTAATCCTAGACTTAAGCTTAAAGTAGCCATAAATTAAAACTTCCCGTAATTTGGGTCGCTTGCATAAAACAATGGAACATCTGGATATTTTGTGTATTCTTCATCGCTCTGTGATGTTTTATCAGAGCAAGAAGTTAAGAGCAACCCTAAAAATAAGGCAATAATAGCCTTTTTATTAGACACTAAAACCCTTGTAAGCAATAATCTTTCCAGTAGCTAAAGTTACTGCCGTAAAGGTTCCAAAAATAGTAAGACCTTTGGGGTAAGTTACAGAGGTGACTTGGGAGCTTCCAGAAGTCCCAGCAGACCAGTTAGATGACGTTAAGGTGGTGAATGTGGTATCTTCTAGCATCGTAATAGCACAATAGTTTCTGCCTGTTGCAGAAGTTGTATTGCTGATAAATTCAGCACCATATTGACCTAAAGCTTCGTATTCAGTCATTTTTATATTTCCTTTAGCTAGGGACGTTTACTCCACTTAAATCTTCTTGTTGGTTTGAAATTACCAAAGCTCCACGACCCCTTCTACGATAGTCCTGTCTTTGTGAAGCTCTCGAAGATTCAGAAGGCATAATTTCTTTAGCTAACTGCACAGGAGCAGGGGGCGGTGGAGGTGGGGGTGGGGGTGGCGGTATAACTGGTGCTCTATAACTTCCTCCTCCTCCTCCCATACACATAAATTTATCTCCCTATTTCCTGTTGATCGTCAAATTTTGATTGTAAAAATCTTACAATTTGACGCTGACCACTATAAATCCAAATATCCCGATCAGATTCACTAGAATCTGGACATCTTTCGGGAACCATTTGGTGCAACACATCTAGTAAAGTCTTAGGTACTTTTGGAAATTCGTCAACATTTTTTTCACTTTTACTAATAATTTTATAGCCAGCCATAATCCTCCTTTGGCAAGTCATCCAACTCCTTTGGCAACAAGCCTTTGTCAATTCTATGTTTTGTCTCTATCATCGCTCCAATATTCCAAAGACAAGCTACATCATGCCTTTCGTCTCGCATACCAGCAAGATGTTTTGTTAAATGACGCAACGCAGAGTCAGCATAACGACTTAACGGCTGGCCTTTTTCCCAGTTGCGAGAAGCATATTTCTTAGCTCCTTCTTCAAGTTGCCTAGCCCACATAAACAAAGCGTAAGGAGGAAGTAGGTCAAACCTGCCTTTATTTTCGTTTGTATCTCTTACAGAACCCGTATCAAAGTTTTGTCGTTTACCAGAGTCTTTAACTACTACTTCATTCATTCGTTTTCCTCTAATGTCAATATATTACATTCCCGTGCAACCAAAGCTTCTAGTAAAGCCCCAGCACTTTTCTCAAACCCAGGAAGAAATACAATACGATCAGAGTTTAAAAGATTTTTAATATCTTCTTTTAGATACATAAACCTTGGAAGTGTAATATCTCCATCAAAGTTTTCTGCTGGGTTGCGAACTATGTACCCTTTAGCTCTTAATTCAGTAGCTTTAGCGTGAAACGCAGGGTAGTTGTGATTTGGTAGGCCCGTCATGGCTCCGCTTATGTATACGCTTAAGGTTGCCATAGTATTACCTCATTGTTTTTGTATTCACCTTTTCTCAAGATACGGGAAACCCTAGCTTGTACTAAGGCTTCTGATTCTGGAACTCCTTCTTTGGCGTAAGCCTTAAGCACTTTGTCCCATAGCCCTTTAGAGCCAACAGGCCCAAGTATCTTTTCTGCGGTCTTTGGGCCACAGCCTACCAGCCCTGTGTAGCCGTCTGTTTGGTCACCCGTAAGGGCTTGGAATAGATGCCACCAATCGGCTTGCTCCTTGGATACCTCAATTACTCCTTCTTCAGCCTTGTGGGGATTGTAATGCTTTGCTGGGAGCTGTTTAAAGTCTTTATCTTCACCAACTACAATAGCTTTACCATTCAATTCAGTAGCCCATATACCCAGCAAATCATCTGCTTCTAGGGTTGGTTGCATCTCTGCCTTATACTCTGCAACCAGCCACTCTCTAACCCTTGGGTAAAGAAGAGGCTTTCTTATTTTTTTACGACTTTCCTTGTAGGTAGGAAGAATCCTTTTTCTCCAGTTGGTGCTGTCGGACAGAGCTACTTTGATACTATCTGCCTTCAGCTCTTCCTTCAGTTCTACAAGAAACGCAGTAATGGTCTGCGTAGCTGTTTTGACATCTCCGTGGAGAGTCCACATATCGTTGCCCCAATCACAGGGGTATTCATTGGTAATTGTATGCCAGAAGGCAAGCCAATCACCATCTATTAGTATTGTGTTTTTTGTGTTTTTCATAAATCTAGTATTTTACTTTTTTTAAACTTTTAATTTGGATAGCATATTGGGCTTTAGTATGAGCATCTTTTGAGTTGCTATATTTAATAAACAATCGAGCTTGCTCTTTTTTCTCACGCAAAAATGGGAATAAGCTGTTGACAACATAGAGGGCATCATTTCCGTATGCCCTAAAATTATAAAAATGCCTCCATTGTTTCTTTTTAGAGACGTTAGGCATTTTTTTACACCACCCTCCGTAAATTTTATGAAATTTCTGAACAACTTTTGGGTAACACGATTTAATAGAAATAACTCTGGCTCCAACTTTTGAAACATGGATACAGCCTTCTCCGTCAAAGTAACCAGCAAGATACGAAAGTTCAATTTCATTAGGTTGTCTCACTCAATGGGTCTCTGCCCAATTAAAGCCGATTTTAAACTCTCCGTCAAGAGGGCAACGGAACTTAAAATCGCTCCCTGCTTGACGTATAGATGCCACCGCTGTATTTCCTACTAACTCCTCAATTCCAGACTTTGCCTCAATTTGTAACTCATCGTGAATGTGGGCTACAATTCCGTAGTCTTTACCAAAACCATAGCCCTTTGCTTCTAGTGATTTTACTAGGTTGATTGTAGCTCTTTTCATAATCAAAGCCCCTGCTGACTGAAGAAGTACATTTAAAGAGGCGTGAGCAGAACGGACGGGTAGATGTCTGCCATCCAAACCAATCAAATAGCCCCTTTGGTTTACTGCCAACTCAACGGCATCCTTAAGCCTTTTAATGGCTGGAAGCTTGGTTTGAAACTGGTCAATAATCTTACGGCCTTCCCTCTCACCTTTGTTAATGATGCTACCAATCTTGGCTGGCCCTGCTCCGTACAAGAAGGCGTAGATAAAGGTCTTGGCATCGTTGCGTGTGGGCAACCCAGAAGCTTGTTGATTAGCTGTGTGGATGTCTCCTTCGAGAAGCACCTTGGCGTAGCTACCTCCGTCATAAGGAGCCATGAAGTGAGCCAAGCAACGCAACTCAATACCGCTGGCATCTGCCCCAATTAGTTTAAAACCATTTGTAGCTACAAAGAGGCTACGGCACTCTTCACCATAAGCTGACCCTACTCTTGGTACTTGAGCCATGTTTGGCCCTCGGTGTGTGCAACGACCCGTGACGGCTCCGTTAGTGATTACCCTGCCGTGCATACGACCATCAGCCTTAACCAGCTTCATCCAAGCCTCGTTGCCCTCTGCAAGCTGGCCTAGTCGCTTTGATACAAGTAAGTATTCTAGGAGTGGCTTGGCCTCTGCAAATCCCATCCTTTCAAGAGCCGTAAGCACTTGTTCGTCAACTTTGGGTTTGCCATCTGGTGTAAACTCTTGGGGTTTCCAGCCTTTTTTGATAAAGCGGTTTGCGATCTGGTCTCTGCTTCCTGGGTTGAATGGGATGATTTTCTTTTTCTTGCCACCTTTAACAATGTCCTTTGCCTTGTAACCAGCCTGTACTGCTGACTTCTTTGTTGTCCATTCTTTTCCGTCTTGTGTTACCCATAAGCTAGACTTCATCTCTTCCTCATCTGGAGGAAACACCGCTTGCATATTCGCCTCGATCTCAGCCCTCTTCTTCTGAAGTAAAGCACAAAGAGCTTCAGCTTTGGCGTGGTCAAACTTGAAGCCGTAAGATTCTTGATTCTGCATTATCTTTGCAAACTCATGCTCTAGTTCGACACTAGCTTTAGATGGGTTCTTGGTCTGGATAAGTCTGTAGAGCTTCAAGGTAACAGCTACATCTTGTACGCAGTAATCCTCCATAGCTGGAGTCCAGACTTCAAAGCTGTTGTTCTCCTTGAAGTCGCCCTTCTGCAATCCAATACGAATACCCCAAGCCTTGAGCGAGTGGGAACCAATCATCTCTTTAGGGAACCCATCGTTAAGCCTAGAGAAGTCATTCTCCTTTAGGTCGGGCCAAATGAGCCTAGTCAATACCAAAGTATCCTCTATCACCTTTGGCGGTACAAACCAGCTATAAAGCTTCTTAAGAACAAGCAGGTCAAACCCAATTATGTTATGTCCTATAATCCTGTCGGCACTAGCTAGTTCTTTGATACCAGCTTCAATAGAATTGCCGTTAGGCTGTTGGTTGTACCTTGTGGTTGCACCAGAATCCATATCTGTAATTACCAGACAATGAATCTTGGTGGTCTTTTCGACTAGGTGATCTGATTCTAAATCAAATATAAGTGTTTTCATGTTGTGTTTTACCTACGTTATTCCAACTCTTCTGGCACTTCAATCTCTGAATCGGGAATAGCAATCTCCTTGAGACGACCTGTTTCCTTGCTGTACTCAAGGCGACAACTAATACCAGTTTCTCCAGTAAACCTATTCTTAAGAATACGAACACTAGTAATGTTCCTGTCGTTACCCTCGGCTTGCTGGTCACGCTCTAGGCCGATCACAATGTCTGAAAGCTGGGCAATACCAGCAGAGCCTCGAAGCTGTGACAGGCTGGTGGTTGCACCATCTTCATGCCCCCTGCCCTCTGGACGCTTAAGGTGGGACACAAGAATCATCCCGATCTTTAGTTCTTCCACAAGACTACGGAGCTTGGTCATGGTGTTGTCGATAAGCCTACGCTCGTCTCCGTCACCCATACCAGATACCACGATACTCAAGTGGTCTAGTACGATGTACTCACAACCACAACCCCTAGCCATATACCTTACTCTGTTGAGCAAGTTGTCCGAATCCAAGGAACCGAAGTGGTCATAGGTAAAGAACTTCTGGCTAATCGTACCATTGAACAGGTTCTTTAGCTCCTCTTGGCTTATGCTGTCTGGCTTTAGGTGCAACGGCTTGCTGGCTTCAATCGCTAAGATGCCCAATGCTGTACGCCTTACAGATTCCTCAAGGGCTATATAGCCAATACTTTTGTTGTTGCGTAACAACCAATGAGCAATCTCCCTACAGAACTGGCTCTTTCCAATACCAGAACCTGCACAAATGGTAACCAGCTCGCCCTTACGAAGCCCGTGAGTCATGGCCGATACACCTGCATAGGGGTAAGATACAGATTCCTCTAGATCAACTTTTGTTATGTAATCCCAAAGCTCGTTGCCACCTACAATTCCATCTGGCCTAAACTCTTTAGCACTCCATATAGCATCAATAATCTCTGGCCCCCTGCCAGCAACAAGTAACTCGTTAGCGTCCTTCATCTGCAACGAAGCAATCCTAGCTTTCCCTGGACTTAATAAAGATGCACATTCCTTTGAAGCCTTCTTACCAGCTTCATCCATATCAAACATAAACACGACTTTCTCAAACTTCTCCACCCAATCTATATTCCTACGAAGTGCCTTTGTAGCGGATTGAGCACCAGTAGGAATGGATACTACAGGCCATTTATTTCCTTGAGCTTGGGACACAGAAAGGCAATCAATCTCACCTTCAGTAATCACAAGCATCTTCCCACCATCCCTAAACAAATGCTGGCCGTAGAGAGTCATCTCAGAGGCTTCTCCAAGAATCATAAAATCCTTGTTAGGGAAGCGTAGCTTCTGGGCTACTGGATTGCCCTCTTTGTCTTTGTACTCTGCGATCTGGACGGGCTTGCCGTTAAACTCTCCAAGCTTGTAACCAAACTTCTGGCAAGTCTCCATGTGGATATTGCGTTTGGTCAAAGCCGTAACATTACCTTCAATTAAGTTAGCCATATAAATGTTTGGTTTCTCCTTTATCTCCCCGTTGCTTTTAGAATATGCGGAACAAGAGAAGCAGTAAGCTGACCCATCAGAATACTCTGCACGAGCATCCGATGAGCCACACTTACTACACTCTGTATGTCTTATAAAGTCAGCCATTCCTGCGGAATTACTTTTTCACTCCAGAGGAACCCGTTTGTCGTTGACCACTCTGCGTAGGTGGTGCGGGACTTCTTGTTTAGACGAGCTGTAGACTTGGAAAAAACCAATCGAATGTCTAAACTTGGGTCTTGCTTCTTTAGTAGAAGTAACTTGCTCCTGTCCTGCGGTGTGAACCACCCCTTTCCCTCGATTAGAACTCCGTTTGGCAGTATAAAGTCTGGAATGTAATAACATATTCTTTGATATTTTAGTCGAATAGTTTCGTAGCCAAACTGCACCCCAGCCTTTTCAAGCTGGGACGCAATCTGGACTTCGAGACCGCTTCTATATTTAGAAGTCCTCTGGTAGTTCGGGCGTTTTGCTCGATACATTTGAGGACTCCTTGGGTTTGGTTAGTTCTGGGAATGTTTCGCCTTGAGCTACAAAACCCTCTTCTTCCGAAGAGAAGCCGAAGCTTTCAAAGCTAGAGCCACCAGAAGAAGGCTCTTTGAGGTCGATCACTTGCACAGCACGGAGACGGAGGGTTACCCCAACTCCCAATGCGGGTACAAACCACGGACTAGCTTCACAACCAATCTTGATTGTGGAACCGCCACCGATCAGCTTGTCGCAGGGCGAACCTTTGCTGTCGAACAAGGCTGGACGCATCTCAATGCTCTCCCCGTTCTTGGTCTTGACCTTGGCTGGCAGTTTGAAGTTAATCTCCAGCTTGTCACCATCCTCGTTTTCTTTCCAAGGGTAGTCTGCAAGCTTGAGCTTGTTCTTCTTCTGCTGTTTGCAAGTCTCCTCGTAGTATTCTTTAAGGAGCTGTTTTACTGACTGAACAAACGAACTGGCTTCTTCTTTGGAAACTAAAAGTTTCGTAGAATAAACACCATCTTCGTTGAATTTAGTATCAGCTCTGTTGAGCTTTGGGTACATCGCCACACCTTTAGGGCTGGTCAAACGTACACGATTATACTTCTTATCCATTTTGTGTTTTTACCTTTCTGTGTTTTGTGTTTTGTGTTGTTGTGTTTTAGCTCTAGCCTACTTGGAATTTAATTCAAAACCAGTTAGGTTAGGCTGAAGTGGGTCAGTATCTTCATCGTCCACAAATTCAAGACGACCAGACGGATAAAAACCACTACCGCTTAAGAATTGCTGGAAACTTTGAAGGACTTCAAAAATATCCTTAGCTTCAAATTCAATAGTAGTTTTAGATTTTGGAAACCCGTAAGATTCCCCCGTCTCAATGTCCTCACTTATGAATGTGTATTTTGTTGTCATATTATTTAATAAGGTAGGGACTATGGATTATCTGGTCAATAGGAAAACCGCCGTAGAAAGGCTCTAAAATGAAGTTAGTAGGCAAACTAATAGATGAAGCTACTTCGGTCTTAAGAGCCTTGAGCAAAGGATTTTTAAATATGTCCCTCATAGTTTCTGCTACGGCTTTCCTCATAGCAGGGACACGACTTGCGTGACAACCAAAACAATCGTGAATTGTAAAAAGGCTGTTGATGTTTTCCTTATTCATTCGCTCAACGGAAATATGAACAAGGCTGGCATCGAGGCTGTGAATGAAGTTCGGGGCAAAGCTGTTGATCTGTGCGTCTCTGTCAACCTTACTGGTTATCTTGTTGGTTAAGTTAATGTACCTAATTGTGTCACCGATACGCAACTTAACTGACTTGGACTTACTAACAAAGTAGGGCTGGTATACAGGAAAACCAGAAGGACTAACCCATACCATAGGACAGCCATTGTCCGTTGGTATTTTCGCTAATTGCTTCAACCAAACCATAGTCTCTTGTGGGGCTTGCACTAGTTCACCCAAAGCTTTGATTATCAAATCAGCTAAGTAAAGACCTTGGACTATGGAGCAGTTGGTTTGTTCCATGAGCTGTTGAGACATTCCATACCTAGATACTCCATACGGAATGGTCATAACGGGCCTCTTTACCAGCTTCCTGTTGCATCCTTGGTGCAACCAGAAAGTTGCCATCTCCCCAGGAGTACCCAATAGGTAGTGTTGTACCTTTAGAGCTATAGCCCCGTAAATGTCCTTGGGTACATCGCTGGGTAGGACATTGGTGAGTAAAGCTGTTTCTGCATCACCTGTGAGTAGAGAAAGAATCTGTAAGCCGTTGCTCGTAGCATCTAGGCATACAGGATACCTTTCAGCTCCCTTAACCCAAGCAAAGCACCACCTCAAGAATTGCCAAGGCTCGTCTGCTTCATGCCACCACTTGTATCCGTAGGGGTCAGCAACAACCTTCCTAATATCGCTATCATGCAATTCAGCCCACGCTATACGCTCCTCGTAGCTAACCTTGTCACAGCCGAAGTGAGCAGAACCAGCTACCTTAAACCAGTACCTGCCATCCTCAGTCAAAGGCACAGCTTCGTTGAAGTCACCCAAGGCTTTTGAAATGTCATCCCGCTGTGGCCCAATATGGGTAGGTAGGTAATAGACTCGCCCTCTAAAGTCTAGTTGCACAGGTAAGTAGTAAGGCTGGCCTTGGAGTTCTTTAGCCATGAGAATCTGCTGGGTAATGAAGTAACCCCTAGCTCTGTTCCAGACATTGTAGGTATGCAACCTCCACATCCCCTTGATTCTGGCCTTGGCTTGGTCTGGTGTAAGAGCATCCAAGTTCTCCCTAATCACTTCCTTGTGGCAGTTCACGGGTTCCCCATTAATCTCTAGCCCGTTCTTGTAGTAGGTATCCAGCACCTCCAACACATCCGTATTAATCCTCCATGCCACCTGTTGCATAGCGTGTACGCAATTACGGACGCTTTCTGGCTGAGTCTTGTAAAGGGCTTCCTGCTTCTTTGACCTGCACTTAACCCAAAAGGCATTGGGGTCTGAACCAGCTTCTACCCTTGGAAGCATAAGAGGCCGAAGCACCTCTGTTCCCTCAAACTCCTTCATCCACTCGGAACAGGATTTAGATGCAACAATGTAGTTAAGTCTAGCCTTACCAGATATTGTGGTAACAACCTCACACAACCCCGTGCTTTTGATAAAAAGTTCGATAAGTACACCACCGACTGATGCCTTCTCAATCGTACCCCAAGCTGTAGTCTTGTTCTTCATCCCACGGAAAGCCGTCTGCATTTTGTGTCGATGCCCCTTGCGTAGCTTCATCCTTCTCTTGATGAAGTTCCACTCCTTACTGGGGCTTTCCTTAAGCCTAGCCTCATGCTCTACAAGCCTACCTAGTTCAAAGGCTACAGAGGCAAAGGTTCTCTGGGTGGAGATGCCATTCAGCACCGACCTACAGGTGAGGGCCGAAAGCTCCAAAGGTTTTAGTTGCACCATTAAAGCAACTGACTTGTGCTTGGGGCCAGGTGAAGTCTGAGCCTTATCAATCCACAAAGCTATTGTCTCAGCTACAGAGGCAACGGAATGTCGTAGCAAGAAGCCTTGACCACCAGACAAACTCTCCCTGCCAGTCGAGACATTCCTAGCCTTGGCTTTGTCTCTCTTTAGCTGGGCTTCGTATACTGCCTTATGATCTAGTTGTGTTTGCGTTAAACTCAAATAAGCTTCTTTGTTTTAGCAATCTTTTTAGCAGACTTCCATACCTTCTCATCATCCTCAACGGCTATACGAACAAGCTTCCTGTGCTCATCCGTATCGGTGTCTACTTGGTAAGCCCCCAGAGGAGAGCTTGCCCAAACATCATTGGAATCTATGTAACGAAAGGGATACTCCTTATCATCAACAACCTCAAAGGTCGCCACTCCGTTAATGTATTGAGCTGTATCTGCATCGCCATGACTCATGTAGTAAACATCCCTAAAGGGTACTTCAAAGGTAGTCATTTGTTTAAATGTAGGCTGGCTTCTCGTAAGCTGTCGAATGATTTCAATAGCCGTTCATGTACACGGGGTCTTAAGATACCTGCTTCAAGTACCTGTTCAAAGACACCCCACTTCTGGATGAAGCGTCCATAAGAATCTGTAAGTTGCTTTATAAATTTATGAGTCTTTGTCATTGTATCTCTTAATTTCTAGTTCTTCTTTTATTTCGTCTACGAATCTTTCTCCTAACCACCAGAGAAAACAAAGAAGCAATAAGCCAACTCCTAGCCCTATAGAGCCAAAAAGAATTAGCAGTAGGTAAATTGTTAGATCGGTTATTGTTTTGCACATTACAAAAGCTCCCTCTCAACAACTGACCAGCCAAGTTCCATGAAGATTCGCTTGAGCCTTCCGTTCACTTCGCTGTTGTCACCTACTACTTGCACAACTTTACTATTCCGTTGGGGCTTCCACACCGAAAATCCAGAAGGAACGACCCATGTACTTCCCGAAGGATGCGAATGAATCCTGTCAGCAAGTTCAAGCATAGCCATTGTTGTAGGTCTCTGCTCAACACCATTGGTAATCATTGTGCAACCTGTTTCCCTTTGAGTTGATTAATTGTCTCCTTGCCAATCAGCCTAGCTGAATCGACTTGAGTACAAATCAGTTGAAGCTCTTTCCAAAAGCCATTGGGCAAAGCCATGTTCATTTTCTTTAGGTTCTCTAAGGCTTGACCTAGCAAGTCATCTTGCCATTCAAGTCTCCTGCTTGTTTCAATTTTCACTACATCTACCTCCGTTGTTATTGCTTCTAGTTGTTTCATATTTCTTAATCATCGCTACAATTTTCCCTATCTTCTCGGTCAATTTCTCTATCTTCTCGGTCAAGCTTGTTAGAGATGTATTCATCCCACTTGCATTGTTCACCAATTTCTTTGTCCCACTCCTCTTGAGCTTTGGTACGCTCAGCAAAAGTATAGGTTTTTTCATTTGGTTTAGGGTTGTCCATGTTAATTCTCCAACGCCCCGACTGCTTCCAGTAGGTTTGTAGGAGCTAGGTGTGCGTATCTCATAGTCATCTGGATTGTTTTATGTCCCAGCCATTCTTTGACAACTACAATCGGTACGCCTCGTTGAACAAGTCTGCTTGCACAGGTATGACGAAGGGAATGAGGGACAAACTCTTTGTCGTCCGTCAAGCCCATCTGGTCTCTTATGCTTGTCCAAGCCCTGTTCACCTCAAACTGCTTAATGTGACCGAAAGGGCTATCCCCTCCAACCTCCATCAGCTCGTTCATAACAATGACTAGGCCAGTTGTCATCGGGATGCTCCTGCTTTCACCACTCTTGGTATCCCAGAATGTGACCACCTTGTTAGTCCAGTTGAAGTCAGCCCAAGTCAGCTTCAAAGCTTCACCAACTCTTGCCCCCGTGTAGAGCAAGAAGATAAACAAAGGCTTCAGCTTGTCACTTACCTTGGATAAGATTACAGCTTCTTCCTCTGAAGTCACAAAGCGGATTCTTCCTTTGGTTTCCTTCTTGATCGGAAAGATAAACCTTTTGGTTACCAATCCTCTCTCAAGAGCAAACCGAAGCATACGGCTTAAGCAAGACAACTTGCGGTTTATGGTCGCATCTGAGTTGCCTAGAGCTTTTAAGGATACCACCCAGTTGTCTAGGTCTCCTTGCGTAAAGTGAGCTACGGGCGTACTAGCACCGAAGTAACGCACTACATGGTCGCTGTTGAGCTTGCTTGTGTTCTCGCTTTTGGCTCCCTTCCAAACAAGGGTGTAGGTCTGGTCTTTGAGTTCTTGCCAAGTCGTAAGGTTGCTCTCGGTCTCTGGCAAAGGCTTTCCAGCTATGGAAGCCCTGCGTAAGTCCATTAGGTAACCTTCAGCTTGCGTCATCGAACCGAAGCGTCTGCGTATACGCTTGCCTTTGGTTGTGAAGGATACATTAAATGAATCCCCTGCTGATTGAATGGAGCCGTTCAAAGGACGATTCCTTTCATGTACTCAACGACATACTTTAAGTACCCAACTAGAATCTCATTACCATTCCAGTTGACGACATCGGTTGGTTTCTTTCCCTCACAAATGCTGTTGTCGTATAGCAGTTGAAGGTTGTAGTAGTTGTCTTTGGTTATTGCTATGTGTTTCATATCCGCTGAACATAAACGCACAGGTAACTTAAAGCAAAGGGAAAAACACTCTGTTTGAAAAGTATAAGCGTATCTTATAAACGCACAGGTAAAACGTACAGGTAATTGCCAGCCAAATGTGGCTCGCTATCATAATTCACTATCATATATATCTATCATATATACAGAA